ATCGATGCAGATCAGGCGGTCCGACACCCGCCCGCAGACCCAGGCGAAGGCGTCGGTGTCGTGCCCCCACATCTGGATCGTCAGCGGGTCAGCGATCGACTCCTGGTAGATCGCCCAGGAAACGAGTGGGGCTTTGCTTCCGTCCTGGCGAATGGGGATCACTGAGATCCCGTTGATGGCGGCATCGAGTGCCGCATCGAGTCCTGGGTGCACGTCAGCGCTGGGCATCGAACTGCTCCACGGCGATGCGATGCTCGCAGTTTCCGGCGTAACCCAGCCACCGTTCGCAGCCATCGCAGCACACGATCCTCAATTCCCCACAACCGCAGGTACTAACGGTGAAGTGCTGGATTCTGCACTCGGTCTGCAAGTGCTCGTCGATGATCTGATCGACTGTGCTATCTTCATTCACGGAACAGTCATTCCTTTCTGGGAGAACGGCCCTCGTTGATAGCGGGGGCCGTTCGCTTACTTGGCCAACTCGCACAGCGGGCAGCGGATCATGTGGTCCACGCCCACGTTGGAGAGCTTGGTCCCCTCCAAACCGCAGACAGTAGCTGCCCCGATCTGGGGTGACTCCCATGCCAGCAGGTGGAAGAACGGTGCCACCCCGCGGCGGTTGCGGAACGCATACCACCCCGCTTCGAGCGGTTCCTGGGGGATCGTGGCCGGTGGCCTCCGCTTCGGTTTCTCATCGACTTCCCAGTCGAACAGTTGATTGGTCATGATTCTCCTCTGACGATGATGATGGAGGGGGACTGGTCTGAGCCGGTCCACAGGACGACGTTCTGGTAGCCCTCGATGGCGGTGGCTTCATCCATCCACGGCAGAGGGAGGCACGCTTCTTGGATGGCGTTGAAGGTTTCCGGGTCGACGGTGATCTTGGTCTTTGTCATCTGATCCTCTTGATCGTGGCGAGCGACACCTCGGGGTAGTCGCGGTGGATGCTGGCGTTCGTCTCGCCAGCGGATTTCCGTGCTGAAATCGCGCAGACCGCGGACGGCGGCAGCTTGGGCGCGGGCCCCAGATGCCCCCGGTCGCGGGCGTCGGCGTTGTTCTGGGCCACCGTCCCGGACTCGAGATGGTCGATGCGGTAGCACAGCCGGTTGTCGCAGCGATGTCGTACGACGTGGCCGGGGGCAAGTGGACCGAACACTTCGGTCCACACCCATCGATGCATCCGCACCCGGTGGCCGTCTACCGTGTGCAGTCCGTAGCCATCGCGGTCGATCGATCCCTGCCAGAGACGACACGGTGTTGGCTGCGGGTTGTCAGCTGGATGGTCTACCAGTCGGCGGACCATCCAGCTGACGGGTCGTCCGGCCATGATCACTGGGTGCGGGACGTGGACTGGGACGAGGTGGTGTTCGTCGTCCTGGCCATCATCTGCGTGGTCGTGGCCTTCATCGCGCTGCTGGCCTAGTTCTCGATCTCCGGGTACTTCTCCCGGATCGAGTTGTTGTACGCCTCGACGTAGACGGACTCTGGACTCCGTCCATTCTTCACCGCGTACAGCAGTTCCATCAGCGCGTCAGATGAGATCGACCACCACGCCGGGGAAGTCCCCGGCGCAGCAGTCACCCGCTCAGAAGGGCTCACCGGCTCGGTCATTGCCTTCCCCGAACAGGTCCTTGGCGTTGATCGACGCCTTGGCCTTGCGGAACCCGGCGGTGTACAGCTTCGGAGCCTGGTAGCCCCGCTTGGCCACACCCAACCCGGTGAAGCTCACGGCGAGATCGTCACCGGGGTCGATCGACTTGGCCCCGATCGTGCGCACGGCGTCAGCGATGGCGTCACGCATCGACGATCCCTCGCCCTGGGCGACGTCGAAGCGTCCCCCCTTGGCGTAGACCGTGCGCAGCCCGTCGTCGTCGTCGTTGTCCTTCAAGGTGGTCTGCAGGGTGATGACCAGCTGCTGGCGCGGCTTGCCGTCCGGCCAGGTGAGCAGCTCACCCTCGATGCTCGTCTGCTGGCGGACTTCAGCGGTGACGACTTCGCCGGACACGGTGTCCCCGAATTCGTTGAAACTGAAGGCCTTCGCCCCTCCTGCGAACAGGAAGTCGTTGACTGTCTGTGACATACATTTGCTCCTTAGATGGGTGGTTCATTGGTGCGCTGGACAGCGCTCTTGTAGCCGTCCCCGGCGAACGGTGGCATCGGGAAGGGCAGGCTGAATGCGGCCTCGATCGCATCGAGCAGATCGAGGATCACGGTCATGTGGGATGGGGTGTGGCCCCCGGCCCGCAGCGGCGGGATCGACTCGGGCCACTTGCGCAGCAGGAGCCCTCGGGCCTCGGAGGGCGAGCCGATGGAGTCGATGCGGCGCTGGGCGTAGGGGATCATCACCTCCATCCACTCGGTGACGTTCTCCGGTGGCGGCGGCAACGGGGCGGGCTCGGCGTCTTCGATCACCTCGGCCATCACGGCGTGGAGATCGGAGCCGGGCAGGCAGTAGGGCTGGGAGAGGTCCTTGCGCTTGCGCCACTGGCGGACCTTGTTCACGATCGCCGCTCCCTCCAACCCGACGTGCAGGTCGACCCACAGCAACTCGCAGTGGTGCTGGCCGACCGGCAGGTGGGCCAGCACCCCCCAACGCAGGTGCAGGTTGTCGGGCATCGGGGTCCGCTCGTTGGTCACCACGTCGTAGAGGCAGCCGTGGGCGTAGAGGGCCATCTGGATGGCGAAGCCGGGCAGGCTGTACTCCAGCGACTTGCCGGTCTTGATATCCCCGATGAAGTAGGTCCCCGGTGGGGCCTGCACGCCATCGGGCAGGATCAGGGTGGTGGTGTTGCGGTAGATCCGGTCGGCGGTCCCGGCGGCTCGCCATTCGTCGTTGCAGATCTGGACCTCGATCCCGGTGGACTCGAGCCCTGCTTCGGAGATGGATTGCAGGTAGGCAGCCAGGTCGGCGGCGTAGGGCTCGGGTGCCTTCCACCCGTCGTTGGCCTCGACCCGGTGGGTCATCGCGTGCAGGGCCGTGCCCATGTCGGCGGCTTCCTCGCCTCGGCCGAGTCGCATGGCCTCGTCACGCAGGTCCTTGCGACCCTCCTTGCGTCCCTTCGACACGGCCACTCGGGCCGCCAACGAGGGGGACGCAGCGACCCCGTCCATCGCCCGGTCGATGCGCCACAATGTCAGCGCGCTCTCGTCATCGAGATCGCTCCCCCAGCCGCTGGGACGGGAGTAGCGCACCCAGTGCCCTGGATTCCCAGGGTCGTGGACCATGGGTGCGCCTCCCGATCGGCGGAAGTCGGGAGCGGGAGGTTGGTCTGAGATATCGCTCAGGTCGACGGAATCACTCACCGTCACCATCATGATCTTTGGGTGTCACAGCCTTGTCCAGCTTGGTGAGCCGCTTGACCTCGTCGAGGATTTGACGGATCTCGGCGTTGATGGCGAGGCGTTGGCTACGCAGTTCTTCCAGCCGTGCTTCGGCGTCGTCGAGTGCCTGGCGAACCTGGGCGGCGATGTTCTCCACGTTGATGGTCATGACTGTTCCTTGATGATTGATGGGTCTCGGGTGATGTTGGGGTGTCGGTCGCCTGGTCGTGCGACAGGCGCAAATGGGTAGCGAGCGATGCTTCCAGGGACATCCCGTTCGCGGTTCTGACTGGACTGACCCAGCCGCCGCAGGACGGACACCGTGCCGTCTTCTTCATACTCTGGTCTTTCTGCGTTGGCCCCCAAGATCAACTGGTGGCAATACCACCGGGCGATGAGGGCGGCTTCGGCCCGGTCCGCATCACGCTTCCTCGTGAACTGGTTGGCGAAGTCGGGCCACAGGTCCATCGCCAGTCCCCGGCTGGCGTCTTTCGGTTTCGCCCGCAGCCCCATCTGCGTCTTCCAGCGACCCGAGGAGATCTTGATCATCGGCAATCCGCAGGCTTGGACAGCCCCGATCACGATGCCGGTGTTGAGGCCGAACAGGAAGCTGGAAGCAACCCCCTGCTTCGGCATCGAGTGGACGTCTTCGATCACCACATAGTCCGGGTCCCAGCGCATCAGGGTCTCGGCCACGAGTCGGCCGTTGACGCGCTTGGCGTGGGTGGGCATGTCGGTGAGATCGGTCAGCTTGGCCCCCTCCAACAGGGCCAGGGCTCCGTTCAGTCCGGGGTCAATCCCCACCACTCGCGCCATCGGGCGGGTACTCCTTCTCAATGGCGTCGAGGATCATCTGGTTGAGGCTCACCCGGAGCTCGTTGGCTGTCCGGGCGAGCTGATTTCGGTAGGTGACGAGCATGCGAACCGACACGAGTGTCTTCGCATCCTCTGCACTCAGTTGCTTTGGGCTCATACCAATGATGATACTACTTTCAGTGCTGAAAGTCAAGTGAAATCTATTCACATCTTTGTCACAGGATATCCACAGAGTTATCCACAGGGGTGGATTTCACCATCCTGAAAGGCAGTTGACCTGGAGTGGCATGATGAGCCCATGCCGATCCCGTACGTCCCGGTACGGCAGGACGCCAAGAAGATGGCGTACATCGAATGGCTGACCACTCCACCCGCTGACCGTGTGCCGCATACCGAGCGGGAGTTCGCGCTCTCGATCGACGTGTACCACAAGACCCTCTACAACTGGCGACACGATCGCGAGTTCCGAGAGGTATGGCAGGACAACACCGATCAGGTCATCGGGGGAGAGGATCGACGCCAGGCGGTGATGGACGCGCTGTACAAGACGGCGTCCGATGAGCGGAATCCCCGCCATGTGGCCGCAGCCAAGCTGTATCTCGATGCCATCGGGGCGATGTCCCCGCCCAAGTTGAACGTCAACATCAACCATCGGGCGTTGGGGATGCTCACCGAGGAGGAGATCGAGGAGTTGATGGCCAGAGGGCTGGCGGAGTACCACCAAGCGGGCGGGAATGCCAACTCCGGGTAGCGGCGGATATCAACCCCGGAACACTCCTGCCGAACGTCGAGCGTTCTTCGATCTCCTTCGGCGGATTGATGAGATCGAGGTTGGTGGCGGCGGCGGCGGCACTGGCCAGCCGGGACCGCCGGGACCGCCGGGACCACCTGGGCCAACCGGACCACCCGGATCGTCGTACCGCACCCTGGTAGGTGGTGCGGTCAGCGCAGTCGTCACCCACAACCTGAACAGCAAAGACGTCAACGTCGAGGTGTACCGAGCCACCACTCCGTATGACCGGATCGACTGCGATGTCGAGCACACAGCCGTCAACAGCGTCACGTTGCGGTTCCTGTCCGCACCGGCAGCCAACGCCTACGTGTGCAACGTGATCCTCGGTAGCCCGTCAGGCACGGGCACCGCCAGCAGCTACGTCCACAACCAGTCCGTTGCCGCAGCCACCTGGATGATCGATCACAACCTGGGCTTCTACCCCAACGTCACGGTGGTGGACTCGTCCGGGGATCAGGTCGAGGGCACCGTCACCTACACCACGCTCAATCAGGTCCGGGTCATGTTCAGCGCGGCCTTCGCGGGCCTTGCCTATTTGTCGTAGGGGGTCCGATGTCGCGCAAGTTCCTCACCGCCGTCGATCTGGCGAAGAACGAGCTTCAGAACGCGGTGGTGCAGAACCTGGCTGCGGCCCCATCGTCGCCGGTCAAGGGTCAGCTGTACTTCGACACTTCCACCAACACCCTCTATTGGTGGAACGGAACGTCGTGGGTGGCGGCAAGCCCCGGTAGCGGCTTCCCCGGCTACGGCTCGGTCCCTCAGGAGCAGACGTTCGGGGCATCCAAGGCCGATGGTGTGGCGACCACCGTCGCTCGCTCCGATCACGGTCACGGCAACCCGGTTCACGACGACGCTGCCCACTCCGCAGTCCATCTCAACGCTCTGGCTCCACCGACCGCGGCGATCAACATGAACGGGCAGTACATCCAGAACCTGCTCAGCCCTGTCGGTGCCAGTGATGCCGCCACCAAGAGCTACGTGGATACTGCCGCCCAGGGACTCGACGGCAAAGCGTCGGTGCGGGCCGCGAGCACAGCCAACCTCACCCTGTCCGGTACTCAGACCGTGGACGGTGTTGCCCTCGTCGCCACCGATCGGGTGCTGGTGAAGAACCAGACAACCACCGCTCAGAACGGCGTCTACGACGTGGCAGCTGGAGCATGGACCCGCTCTACTGACGTGGACACCTGGAACGAACTTGTCTCGGCGTACGTGTGGGTAGAAGGAGGAACCACCAACGCCGACAGCGGCTGGCTTTGCACCGTGGACGCCGGGGGCACGCTCAACACGACCGCGGTCACCTGGGTTCAGTTCTCCGGGGCCGGGCAGATCACGTCGGGAGCCGGACTCACCAAGACCGGCAACACGCTCGACGTGGGAGCCGGGACCGGCATCACGGTCGCCGCCGACTCGGTGGCGCTCGACACCACATATACAGATGGTCGCTACGCCACCGTCGCTAACGGGGTCAAGCGGTTCGCCGCCAACGTCGGCGGGTCAACCAGCCAGGCGGTCACCCACAACCTGGGCACCAAGGACGTGGTTGTCAGCGTGTACCGGGTGGCCTCGCCGTTCGATGACGTGGAGTGCGACGTGGAGCGCACCGACACCAACAACGTGACCGTGCGGTTCACCACCGCGCCCGCTGCCTCCGAGTACCGGGTGGTGGTGCTGGCGTGAGCCGGTCGTTCCTCGTCCCGATCGTCTTCCCGCAGGGCGACACGTTCCAGCCTGGATTGTTGAAGCTGTTCGGAGCGTCCCCGTTCGGTGGGAACCTCACCCTGTACCAGGACGCTGCTCGCACCCTGGAGATCTTCAACTTCGGTGCTGCGGTGCTCATCGCCGCCGAAGTGGCCGGGCAACCGTTGCGGCTCGAGTCGCGGGCTGAGGTTTCGTTCTGGCCCGGCGCGACCGCCACCCCGGCTACGGCGATGCGGGCCAAGATCGACGCTAACCGACTCATCACGTACCAGGCTGCTGGTGGGTTCACGGACCCGATACGTCTTGTCTCGGAGGCTGCTTCGGTCTACACGTTCCTCTCTTTCTACGACTCCACCGAGACCACTCGTCAGGCGTTTGTCGGGTCCCGCAGCGGCCATATGTACGTCGGTTCGGACGCGGGTCAGCTCTGCCTGTTCGCGGCGAGCGCTCAGCCGCTGATCTTCGCTCAGTCGGGCACCTACCCGCCCTCGGCAGCCTCTGAGATCGCCAGGTTCGAGAGCACCAACTACAACTTCCTGGTCGGCAAGCAGGTGGCGGCCATCGCCAACCCTGGGGTCGCTATCACCAACCGGAACTTCGGGTCCAACCCGTCAGTTCAGGTTTCCACTGATGCTGCTGGTGGTCCCAACTTCGTCGCCAACCACATCGGTGCCGCCGATGCCAATGCTCAGGATTTCTGCTCGTTCCGCCGCAACAACACCGTCATCGGCACCATCGACCAGAACTCCACGACGGGCGTCCGCTACAACGTCACGTCGGATTACCGGCTGAAGAACGACCTCGGACCGCTCGTCGATGGCCTGGCTCGGGTCGAGCGGCTGCGTCCCATCCAAGTCACGTGGAAGGACGATCCTGATGAACAGGTCATGGATGCGTTCATGGCGCACGAGGTGGCGGAAGTGGTTCCCGAGGCGGTGTCGGGAGCCAAAGACGCTGTGGACGATGACGGCGAGATCGCTCCCCAACAGCTCGATGTATCGAAACTCGTTCCCGCGCTCGTTGCCGCCGTGCAGGAACTATCCGCCAAGGTCAAGAGCCTCGAGGCCGAACTGGCCACGCTGAAGGGAGCCGCATGAGCTACGCCACCCAGTCCATGATCGCCCAGGATCAGGACTTCATCGCCCGCTGCAACGCCGCAGCAGCGGTCGAGGTGCCGCCTGAGACCAGCCCGAACCCG